AGCGCTGGGGCTTATTATTACCCCCAGCGCTCAGAACGGAACATCACGTGAGCCAAAATAGGTCACGTGCTAGGTACGGAATACCCATTGGCTTCCGAAGGAAGGCAAGCCGAATATGTACGGGTCGGATTGCTTCCCGCCTAAGCAATCCGATAAAAGGAATGAAACGCCCGAGGCCGTCTCTATATAAAGAGACGGCCGGATATGGGATTATCAGGGGAGCGGGTAAAATCATTCTTCGAATGGTTTCTGTTCTTCGCTGCGATATTTGTCGCGATAACAATATTTTATATATTGTTGGCTTTGCTCCTGGAAATACCGAGGTATATTAAGGACCTCGTAAAGTATGGTGTCGAGTACGTCACGAGACGACGTGTGTGGATGCGGCGGACACAGTTGACGGAGGCAACCGGTGGTGTTGGAAGAAACGAAGTAGGCGGAGACGACAGACAAGAGATGACACAGTCTGTCGTACCGGCGGTAGGTCAGGTCATCCAACAAAACCCAAATAGAAGGGATGACCAAGGAAGAAGAAACAACACAGGACCAACGTTTTAAACACATGTATAATTAATATACCATTCCTTAATGTTAGGTAATACAATTGCGAGAAAAACAAGGTACGCGGCGGATGTACAGGGATAAGTAATTAACATTCCAAATTAAGAATATAATTATAAATAATTATAGGGTATACAAATGTTCGTATACCAAGAACACCGCGTAGAGGTGTGAATGGAATACCCTATGGCCTGCGGAGCAAGCAACCGACATGGCTTGCGGAGCAAGGTAAACAATATGGAATGATGTACTGGTAACGCGTGGAAAGTCGGGGACTGACGTAAGTCACTACGTTAGGTGTACGATTACTTGCGGAGTAAGGAATCGATATAAGAAAGACGCGTGGCAACATAACAGCCGCTAGAATATAATATGCGCTATGCCGAACATGGAAGACGCAATTAAGACCTGTCGGCATGGGCTTTAGAACCGAATAAGGGCCGAAGGCCCGTTAAAATGATTGGAGGAGAAGAAGCCGCGTAAGCGGCGTGGGCCATATGTCCCGAGTTAGTGCGCCACGTA